TCTTCGTACCTATATCAGCCAAAATACCTGTAATATCGTATCCATTGTGACTAGATACATCAATAAATAAGTCGTTTTTCTTCACTATTAAACCTCTCGATCGTTTTCAGCTGCGGCTTCCTGTTCCTTTTGGTAATTCTTGCTAGAAACACCAAGGACAGTACCTGCAAAGGTAGCCACAAGAGCAATAGTTCCAGTGATAGCGCTTGTATCAAATTTATACAAGACACCTAAACCAGTAATCAAAGCAATCGCTGCTGGGACTACTACAGTTACGGTGCGCTTCGCTACGTCGTATTGTTCGTTAGATAGCTTCATTTATATCCTCATCCTCTCTAATTGGTAGATCCTTGTATTTATCAAACAAGGCTTCGACTTCGCCATTACCTCCGAGATTTTTATAACTTTCGAACAAAATAGATAGCTCTCTAAAATGGTCTAAAGTTGTATATCCTCGCATGACCTCGCGTTTTAGGTCGTGATAAAGACGGTAACGTTGAATCTTCCTGGTTCCGTCTTGTATGACGTCATTTTGGCGATTGATTGCTACTGTCGTTTGGTCGATCCCGTCAACCTGTTGTTTTAGAGTGCTAAGGGTACTAGAGATATCCTCTAATACCTCTTTAGCTTTATTCGATTTCCATTCGAACATCTTATTCAGTAAGACCGTAAGCAATCCGCTACACGCTGTGATAATTGTCGTTAGGACGGCCGTGTCTTTTAGCCACATTGGTATCATCCTAACCCTCCTTATCCAGCGGCTCCAGCTTCTTCAGTCTTAGACTGTTCAGCTAAAATTTCATCTTCGATTGCGTACCGAGCTTCACGCAATTTTTGTTCGTCGCCTCGAAGTTCTCTGCGGTTAGTAGCGTATAGTTCTGCGTCGTGCATTGTCTCGGATACTTGCGAAACGGCGTTGGCGTCAATATTGATAATCGTAGTTTTAACAATTTTCTTTTCACCGCCTTGGGCTACGGAAAACTCGGCTACAATTTGTCGTGTCTTTGTAAGTTCTAACATCTTTAGTCACCTCCTTTCTATCAACTATTATAACATGATTTCAGTTCAAATTAAATACGAAAACTTATATTATCTAAACTTAACCATCTATTATCTACGTTTTTTCTTACAACTATTTCTCCTGACGTTAAAATACATAAAGATGCAACTGAGAAATCGTCATTCATTGCAAAAACATAAGTCGAATGTAGAGGTCTAAATCCTACGGGCAATTGAGCTATGACTGTTCCGTAAGACGCACTTCCTTTCGTCATCACTCCTCGCAAGTACACTACTCCATCAAGTGACTTAGAATACTGCACATTATTGTATTCTCTATGATGCTGCCATCCATTTTGTAGAGTCAATAACTGCCAACTATACTGCTCCATGTCCTGTTTAAATAAGACCTCCTTCCAACGACTTGGGTTCCATCTACCACCGTCATTTGAGGTACGGATGAACATTCTTCCTGACATTGTAATGAAAGATTGAACTATTTTCCAACTATCTAACCAGAAATTTTGAAATAGTCCCCATTCGCCTCCAGTTCCTGTAGGGTTGTCTTGGTATTTGTTACTTCGCCATGTAAACTCAGTTTTCTGTTTATTCCAAACATCGTTATATTGCCCCCTGTTCAATGCGCCATTATTAGCAGTGAGCTGAAACTGTTGAACTTGTTGCCCTCCAGCGTATATATCACCAGCAGCATCTATTGACCCTGCTTTACCTTGTTCTACAACCTTACCGACTCCCAGACGACCTTGCTTGTCGTAATTTAATACTACTGATTCTGTGGCTACCGTCGCACTAAATTCAGTTGACGTGAACCTGTCTTGGATTTTAGCCTTAACTATGTAGGATTTATCCGGTCCGTAGGTACCTGCTAAATTTGCTGAAGAGTTCGTCAATAGGGAAATAGTAGTAAATGTCCCTGACGCCGAACCTCTATCTTCCACAAAGTTGGTCGAGTTTAACGGTGCCACGGAGAAGGTAATTTGCATGATATTTTTCTGCGTACCTCCTACCGTTATAGGTGCGACCTTAGCATTTCGAAGAGCTTGTATAATCGCAGGATTTTGACGAGTACGTTGAACGGAAAAATTGATAGACGGTCCATAGTATTCAATAACATTGATTTGAACATCTTGGACGTTCGATTGTTTTCCTCGCGTGTCTGTAACCCAAGCTCTTACCGTAGCGGAACCATTAAAGTTCATCATACCTAACTTGCCGCCGTTTTCGTTGATAGCTTGGTTCTTACCTACGAGTTCGGCGTGAAATGCTTGGATAGTGGATCCGTAAGCGCCGGAAGCATTGTTGAAGTTGACTTGAATGTTCGACATGATTTGGAGGAAGTTGTTCCCTGTTAAAATCTGTCGAACCGCGGAAGTCGTGTCCACTAAAGAAATACCTGAAAAAGTAGGACGTACACTATCAGGGATATTGAACTTCCATCCATTTGAATAGACGTCACTACCAATTTGTGTCGTACCATTATAGGTTCGAATACAGATGTCCATTGTCCCGGAACTTGATTTAGGTAAGTACCTTGCTAAGTCGAGCGACGGCGTAAAGGAAACGCTAGTAGTATGGTTCTTACCTAAATCTATCCAGTCACTACCGAAAACTCGGTACCAAACTTGATGCGTAAAAGAGTTCACTTTTCGATTGAAAATAATTGTATGAGCAGATCCTAGATTTCGATTTCCTTCCAAACTGGAAATCTGCGTCGACCTTGGAATACTATCTAAAGTGTAATTAGTAGAGATAGTGATATTTCCGTGAACGCCGTTATTTGGATCAAACGAAGCAGAGACGGACATTGTCTTCGTTCCGTCACTATTGTGAGGAACAGTCACTTCTCCACTTGCAAGCGTTACTTCTTCACCGGACGTGTCATAGTCTGGGTGACTTCTATGGACACTTGAACCATTTAACCATACGGAAAGGTTACTGATATTTCCATAAGTCCACGTTCTATAAGCTCCATCGCGGTCGACAGTAGCTCGCCAACTAACTCGCGAGGAGTTGTTAGTGATGTCCTGACTAACTTGTTCGACGTACAGATTTAAGTGAAGAGGTCCATAAGAGCCAATAAATTTTGTCATTTCTTTCTCCTTATCCTACATACCGAATCACGTTCATGTCAGAATTAAACGAGTATTGTTCCGTTCTAAATCGCCCGACTTGAATGGATTGGGTAAAGATCCCGTTATCGATGTGAATGACCCCCTGCGTAAGGTACATAACTTCCTTACCTGCGGAGAACATAGAAATTCGGTCACTCGATACCTTAATGGTAGAGCTACCGTCGTTCTTACCTATAATTAAACCTTCATTAGAAGAGCTCATATAACTGTCCACGAACTTTTTCAGTTCCCGTAAACCGCCAAGCTCTTGGATAGTAGCTTCAATTCGACTTGCGGCTAAGATTAGGTCGGCTTCGGATTTTTTGATAGCTTCTTCATTAGCCTTCATCCTACCCTTGTAAGCCTTTTCTAAATTGCTTAGTTGTTCCATCGTAGCTTTAGCTTTCAGCTCTGCGTCATGTAACTGAGCTTTTTCCGTAAGTGCTATCAATTGTTGATTAGTTAGCTTTTGGTCGGCCTTATTGTTCAGCTCCTCTTCCATGTCCTCAGGAGCTTCCGTGAAGTCAGTGGAGATTGTACCTACTTCGACCTTAGGGAAAGCTACCCAGACAGTAGCTACGGTAAATAGGTGCAGGATTAGTTCCGCGGTAGCGTTGGAAGGTGCATTACGGATAAACTCTACACTATAATATTTCCATTGATCTGTAAGGGCGACCGCATTTCCGTTACCTCTATATCCTGCTCGAAAAATGAAAACAGCACCAACTTTATTAGACTTAGCCCAGAAACTAAATCGTACAGATTTGTTCGACATTTCAGTAACTGAACCATCTCTATTAGATCCTCCTATGTTAAAGGTAGCTTTTTGGTTAGTATTTTTCCCGTTGAACGTTGATACAATTTTTAAGGTATTAGCTCCCCTAAATTTATTAGTAGTATCAATTGACAGTTCAAGTTGACCCTGTGTTTGACTTGCGTTATCTTGTAGAAGGTAAGTAGAGTATCTATCTCTTAGAGGTCGTTTGAACAAGGAATTTAAGAATAAGTTACGTCCACCAACTTGAACATTAGCAAGACGGTCAAACCATCGATACTTCGTTCGATCTCTACTGTCGGCTTTCTCATAGTCGGAGTAATAACCCATATATTGTTGGTTATTGTCTTCCAAACTGAACTCACGTGATCCGTCTGCGCTAGAGGCGTAAGCTATATGAAAATAATTAGTCTTACCGTCTGCGCCTGGCTTCCCGGGTATCCCTTGCGCTCCGTCATTACCCTTCCACTTCGTCCAGCGATAGGCCGCAGGGTCTTTTGAGTGTTCTGAATTAAAATCCTGATACTGTCCAATATAGGCACGACCCTGATCCGTGTGACTAAATCCTTTTCCATTAGGACTATCGGAGAACGCTATGTGAGTATATTGGGAACGTCCGTCACGTCCAGTAGCTCCGGGAATACCTTGTAACCCTTGCGGACCTTGTAGCCCTTGTAGCCCTCTTGGACCTGTCTCCCCGATTTTGGAAATGGAGTACCCTGTCTCACTTGTGTTGTCCGTGTACGTCCAAACAGTTTTCGTCCAAAGGAAAAAGCCGGGTTGAACGTTAGGAATGTTCGAAGTCCAGTTTGTTGTAGGTGGAACAGTTCCAGAAGTAGAACCTGCATAGGTAATCGTAGTAGACTTGATCCCTACTCCGTCCTTACCCGCTATACCATCACGTCCATTATTTCCATCGCGTGGAATATAGGTCTTTTGATACCCGGTTTCATTAGTATTGTCCGTATATGTCCAAATTGTTCGAGTCCATAGGTACTGACCTTTTATAAGCGCAGGAACTTGACTTGTCCAAGATCCAGGTTGAACAGTATCATTCATACTAATACCGTACATTACCGAAGTATTTTTCAACCCAAGTCCGTTCTTACCTGGAACTCCGTCGCGACCTGGATCTCCTTTAGCGCCGTCCTGTCCATTACGAGATACGGAATAACCCGTTTCCGTAGTCTTGTCCGTATAGCGCCAGGTCGTTCTTGTCCAAAGGTAATGTCCTTGAGGGACGGTAGGGACTTGCGTTGACCATCCTCCAGCAGGTGCAATAGTAGAAGAGTTCGAACTTGCGTACATGATTTCAGTAGCAGCTATACCAACTCCGTCTTTACCTGCGATACCGTCTTTACCAGTGTTCCCGTCTTGTCCAATATAGGCAACTGAATAGCCAGTCTCGTGCGCTCCGTCAGTATATCGCCAAAATGTCTTCGTCCACAAGAACCGTCCTTTGATTAGTTCAGGAACTTGCTCACTCCAGCCATTTTCAGGCTCCTGCGTACCGGAGACGGACACGGCATAGGTAATCGAAGTATCGGCTATACCTACTCCGTTCTTCCCTGCAACTCCATCCACGCCGTCGCGTCCTGGACTTCCTTGTTCTCCTTGAGGTCCTTCCGGCCCTTGTAGCTTGACCCAAGTGAAGTCATCAGGGACAAGTTCATTAGAGTGTTTAGTTGTCGAAATGACCCCGATATACTTCCCTGATTCAGCGTTGAAGTTCGTACCTAAGATATCGTCTGCGTATCTAATAACGACATGGGATTCAGTTTCAAGTTCTCCAGCTAATACACCTTCGCCGTCCTCGTTCAGCAAGTCCATTAGATCGCGTCTTGGATCTTGGAACGTCAAAACAGACTGCGATAGGTCGTCATAGTCAATCTTACGGGACGATATTTTGCGCCACTCTATAACACTATAATGGTCATCGACTATCAATTGGGTATGGTGTAGGTCTGGGATCTTTTTATACAAGACCGCTGAAGCCTCGTACCCAATCAAAGGGCGACAGTAAATATCCAAGTAAGCCCTAGCGGCACTCATTAGATTTTCTTTAATCTTAAAACGTTCATCGCTTTTAGACTTCGCAATGTACCGAGGACGCATTTGACGAGCCGTAAACCACGAGACGTCAATGAGGTAGTCGCTGCCATTGTTGATCGAAGCAAACGTCAAAGGCTCCTGACTTCCTTCCTCCTTTTTACCTGTGAGCTTGTAAGCCGTACACAGGTTACGGGAGTCTTCTTGTCTAGTGACGTATTTTAAATTCTCTTCAACGACCAACGGGAAGTCGACTTTGGACTCGGTGTAGGGTTGTAGAAATACGACTGTTCGAACTATTCGAACTTCTTGCTCTAATAGTTCTTCATAGCCAAACGTGATCTCTAAATTGTATTGTTTTGCTAAATAGCGTAGGTGCCACAGCATGGAATTCTCTTTAGCCGTGATACTTCGAACGCTTTTATTCGCTCCGTCAGGTGGACATACTACTTGAACCCATTTACCTGCGTCTTTGATAATGTCCTGCGCTACGGAGCCGACGGTAGTCGCTACATGCTTCAAAGGTCTTGGAAGTCCTTCAGCGAGTTCGTACCATAAAGCGTAGCATGTAAACTTAGTTAGCCCTTTAGTATCTTCCACGTCCTGCGCGTACTTGATACGGAACCAACGTCCTCCAAAACTAATAATATTTTCGACTTTTAAATGCTGGTAGATGGAAGATGTTTCAATACTTTCAAAAGAAAATACTTCCTTACCTCGCGCACGGGTTACGATTTCATCTTCATACATCTTACTGAAGATTTCAACGCTGGCGCCAAGTAGATTGTAGTTTTGATCATAAACATAGACAATATCGTCCGGAATAGGACTCATCACTAGACCGTTATCTAACATGAAATCTCCTTTCTAATAGTAAGACGGATTTAAGAACATCTCTACCGTTACCGGCAAAGTCGTCGTCCATGCTGCAGTATCGTTTGCGCGATACTGAATTTTAATAGTAGCTTCACCTGTAGGTACTTTGAAAAAAGCTCCTCGTTTGATGTACCTAAAAATGTTCGTAGCTTGTTGACTTGCGCTAATTTTAATTAGTTCAAAAGTTCCTAAGTTGAGCATGATAATCGAACCAGCTTCCATAAGTACCGAGTTGGTACCAAACTCCACAAATTGTCCTGAACTTTTTTCCTCGATACGGAAATAACCGTTCAGTTGACTGTTTGCTCGTAGCTCTAATCGAACTTGGCGAGTAGGGCGTCCAGGGTTAGGAAGTTTATCTCCTCCATCAGCGGCCTTAAAGGTATAAGGTTTTCGAATGACTGCGTTCGTGTACTCATAGCCATCTTTGAACTGAATCGAAATTTTCACAATCAAAGTCGCCTCACCTAAAACAGGTACTTCCGTCAATGAACCATGTTCATGTTCTCCTAAAAATTTACCGAATCGATAAAAGTTTGGATCCTCTTTAGTGGACAGCTTCCAAAATGATTTCGATCTAATGAACTGTTTAAACTCGCGATATTTTGCGTTTACTTGTTTTTCCGATACGCCTTTGAACATTACAGTGACGCTCCCTGTTAGGCCGGATAGAGCAGTAGACGGAGAATCTAATACTCCGTCTATCCCCTCTGGGTTTTTGAACCCTGAATCCTTAAATCCTGCCAAGGTAAGCCCTGTATAGTCCAGCACGGTCGCTCCTTTAGTAGATAAGTCAATGCCATCTGCTAATAGCGTTTGTCTGTTAGCCATACTAGCCTCCTTATGGTGTTACAATGTTACCAAACCCTGATAGAGTTTCTTTACTTTTATTATACAGTCCTCTTGAGAGTTTGTCAACGTCATCATTGTTTCGAACCACAATAGTTCCGATAGAAATTGTGGTGTGATCCTTACCTCCGGAAGCTCCGCCTCCTTGAGGTTTATCTGGATCTTTTTCCTTGTTACCGTAAAGGTCTACTTCTGGTGTTCTAATAGCGTCTAATACCTTACCGAAACCAGGTTTTGGAAGTTCGTCCGGCATCTCGTCTACAATTTGTTCGAAAACGTCTTTGACCTTTTGAACTACTCCATTTTCTTGGATGTTCATTTTCACATCACTAAGAGCTTCCGTAACTGTTGCAGCCATTTCGATAGCCTTGTCACGTGTTGTCCTAATCATGTTACCAATACCGTTTACGAAACCTTGTCCAGTATAAACCCCCATTTTCTCCATCACACGAGACGGTGAGTGAATACCGAGGAAGCCTTTGACGGCGTTCAAGGCACTTTTAGCCATGTTAGCTGCAGCGTTTACAGCCGAGCTTACCATCGAACCGATACCGTTGATGAACCCTCGAACCAAGTTGACCCCGGCGCTTACCATTTGCCCAGCGAATCCAGTGATACTCGAGATCATGGAGCTTCCCATTGAACCAATCTTACCGACTACGGAACCGATCATAGAACCGATACCACTAATAAGATTTCGAATTAAGTTCGCTCCTCCGGATAGCATTTGCCCTAGGAAGCTAGCAATCTTGCTAACTACTTGGCCCATCATGCTACCAATAGTGGAAATTAGAGAACCTAATAGTGAAGCGATACCTTGAATTAGTGCCTGAAGTAATTGAACTCCGGCTTGAAGTAGTTTAGGAACGTAGTCGACAATGGCTTTGAGTAAGGCCATCATAATTTGAATAGCTCCGGCAATAAGTTGAGGAATCACTTGAATGAGTCCTTGAATCAATGCTAGTAGCAACTTAACTCCGGCCTCTAATAATTGAGGAAGATTTGATAAGATTGAAGTTAGTAGCGTCGTAATAATTTCAATCGCTGCTACAATGAGTTGAGGAATCATTTGAATCAATCCTTGAATTAGTGCCATTAGGATTTGAACCCCTGCCTCTAATATTGGACCGATATTCTCAATTAGAGCGTTCACTAGACCCATGATGATCTGTAAGGCTGCTTCTAGAATCATTGGTAAGGCTTGAATAAGTCCTTGAACTAAACCTGTAATGATTTGTAGAGCCGCCTCTATGATAGCAGGTAGAGCCTGCACCAGCCCTTGAATAAGAGCTTGGATAATCTGTATAGCTGCTCCGATGATTGTAGGTAGAGCCTGAATGAGCCCATTAAATAGCGCCATAATAATCTGTAACGCGGCCTGAATAATTGTAGGTAAGGCTTGAGCAATACCGTTTATCAAAGCCGTTAAGATTTGAACTCCTGCCTGAATAATAGTAGGTAGGATAGTCGATAGCGTGTTCACTAGTGTTTCAATTACCTGAGAAATAACTGAGACAACTCCTGGAATAGCATTAGCAATACCTTCAATGAGCTTGATTAGTATCTCAGTCCCTTTTTGAACAAATATAGGTAGGTATTGGTTAATCGCATCAGCTGCACCTTGAATGGTACTTGAAAGATTATCAAATACTTGAGTGATTCCGTCAGCGTTCAATTGACCCGTACGAGCCCACGCAGATAGGAAGGCGACTACAAGACTAATGACAAATCCTAGCGGTCCAGTGATACCTAAGAAAGCTAGTCCTACTTTAGTGAGGACGGATACAGCTATTGCCATCACTCCTCCGACCTTGCCGAATGCTCCTCCTAACCTCTCTAGGCCATTGCTAATGAAAGAGCCTATCGAAGATCCTGCTTGTCCGATGTTGATTCCCAATTGTTGTAAGACGTTAGCTATTTTCGAACTAATAGATGATCCGAACTCTTTAGCCTTATCAGCCGCCTTCTGCATCCATTCCCAAAGGACTTTCAGCTTTTCAGCTGTCCATTCAACCGCAATTCCTAGCCCTTTCTTAATCGCTGGAGCTAAAGCATTGATAAAGTTCCGGAACGTCTCTGACTTAGTATAGGCTATCATAAAGACAGCGACGAGAGCGTAGAATGCGGCTATCACCAGGGCTATTGTTCCCATGGTACCCATAAAGGCAGGACCTAAGAACTGCATGGCGATTCGAAGTTTAACCATGGTGGTCATCACCGTACCTGCTATTAGTAGTAGCGGACCAAGTGCTGCTACCATTCCAGCGAAGATGACTACCATCTTTTGACCTACTGGTGACATATTGAGGAAAGCCTCAATCATTTTAGTGATACCGCCTACAACCTTAGACAAGGCTGGTTCTAAAATTTGCTGAATGACGATTGCAGCAGATTCGAACGCTCCTCCCATTTGCTCAATCTTACTAGCAAGATTATCTTGCATAGTCTCTGCCATTTCTTTAGCAGCTCCGTCGGAGTTGATTAAAGCGTTGGTCATTTTATCTAACTTTTCAGGACCTGCGTCTAATAGTGCAAGCATACCTGATAGAGAGTTTTGACCGTACAAGGTTACTAGGTGTCGGTTTTTCTCTTCCTGAGTAAGTCCAGCGGTAGCCGTTTTCAACTGAGCAAGTTGATCTTTAAGTGGAATCATCTTACCGTTTGCGTCGTAGAACGATACACCTAATTCATCCATAGATTTAACCATGGCCTTAGTAGGTTTAGCTATACGCGAGAGAGCTCCTCTAAGCGTGGTTCCGGCTTGTGAGCCCTTAATACCGGCGTCGGCCATAATACCAATAGATGCAGCCGTTTCTTCTAGGCTCAAGCCCATTGAGTGAGCAACTGGAGCGACATATTTCATCGCCTCTGCCATGTCACTTGTCTCAGCGTTAGTGTCTGCAGCTGCTCGAGCGAATACGTCAGCAACGTGTCCAGCTTTTCCTGCTTCTAGTCCGAACGCACGAAGTGAGCTAGCCATAGCTTCAGAACTTGCGGCTACATCTCCTCCGGAAACGGCAGCGAGGTCAAGTACCCCTGGCATGGCATCCATAATTTCATTTACCCCGAAACCGGCTGAAGCGAGATTTTCCATACCCTGAGCAGCCTCTTTAGCACTGAAGGCCGTTTTCGCTCCAAGGTCAATCGCTTGACGCTTCATTTGATCCAACTCACCGCCAGTAGCACCTGCGATAGCCTGTACCCGGGACATCTGTGCTTGGAACTCATTCCCTACCTTAATGGAAGTTGCAGCTATACCTAAAAGAGGTAACGTTACGGCGGTAGATAGTACCTTACCCATGCCTGTCAACGCTGAACCAATTTGGAAGGATTTGGACGTCTCAACGGCTAGTCGTTGAGCCTGGTTTTGAGCCAAGTTCAATTGACTTGTGAAATTTGAAATGTCTAGCGTCATTTTAGCTGCTATTGATCCAAAATCCATATATCTTCCTTTCTATTCAATAAAAATAGGAGCGACTAAATAAGTCACTCCATTAGCATTTGCAAACCTGGATTTCGTTTTTCGTCTCCAGGGTACCTAGGAGTCTTATCATCCGCGATGTATCGAATGTAAGCTACGGCCGCAGTATCGAAGCAATAACGCCCGATTTCTGTGGTCAACCCTACGACATCACTAGGTCTAATATGAAATTCAGTAGCGACTGCTATGACATTAGACATTTCCTTCGTTTGAACGAAAGGACTCCGCCGAAGCTACCTCTCCGTACATTGCACTGAAGACCGTCATCAACTGATCGTCCGTCATGTACTCCCCAATTTCTGCATAGGTAGGTTGAACCAATGCTGCTTCCGCAAAGACACGCAATAACTCCGCCATGTCCTGGATCCCTGAATCACTTTTGTTCAGTTTTTCCAAGGCTTTGCGTTTTTGGTCGTCTGTGATAGACTTCATGTCCAAGTTGTCTTTAGTGACCTCTTGTGTTTCTCCAAAAAGTTCAGTAACCTTACCTAAAAGAGTATTAGGAATACGACCGTTCGCGATCAAGTTCATTACCCCAGCCGAGCGAATTTGAACATAAATAGGCTCAGCGCCTTTTCCAAAACCTGGAAGAGGGATAACTTGAAATGATTTTTGACGAAATTGTTCAGCGGTGATAATGTTGTTATTCATAGCAGTACCTTTCTAAATTTAAGCGTATTGGGCGACAAGTGTAATATCGCGGTCAGGCATAACACTTGTATCAAAGTTCCACATAGTGGTTTCACCTAGGACTTTCCAGCCTTTGAAGACTTTACCGTCTGTGCGGGTAGGATCTGCTGGTTTAGGTGTTACCTTTTTGCCGACTTCTACTTTGACAGGATTAGCCGTTCCGTTACCACCCGCTAAATCATACTTCACATTGCGAAGGATAGCAGGGAGTGTAGGAACGTAGTCCATTGACTTAACAGGAAGTCCAGCCTTAGTAGCCTCGCGGGCTTTGATTTTGAACTCAGGTGCATAGAACTCTTTACCAATGTTGAGTCCGGGAGCGCTACCAGTACAGTTGTTCAAAGTGATTTTGACGTAGTTGACGATAGAGTCTCCTACATAGTTTGGCACATAGATATTCATCCTAAATGGCTTCATATTTGTTGCACCTTGTGCAAGCATTGGAGAGTCATATCCAGCGATAGCTTCGTTCACTTTTCGAACGGTACCACCTTCAATCAATGCCATAATTTCAGGGTCAAACGTGTTGTCCTTGAATGTTAGGTCATAACCATACAAAAGGTCTGGAGTACGCACGATCGCAAGAATACGAGTATCATTGCGTTTTACGTCTTCCGTACCCTCAGAGGTTACTGCTTCTAGTTCCGCAGTTTCAGCGGTGTCGACTGTAAACTTGGATCCACCAACTTTTGGTAGTTGAGTCATTGGATCAAGTTCCTCAATTTCGACAAACTTAATTCCGTAAAGAATATCCTTACTCATTTATAGATTTCCTCCTTGTGGTATTCTATATTCGATTTCTAGTCTATAACGAGATAACATCGTATCAAAGTAGTCACCTGTCTCCGAATACGTTACCTCGTAACCCATTTCTTTGATCAGTTCTCGAACTCTTTGACCATAATCGTCTATCCCTATAATTGAATTAGAGTGGACGTAGATTTGAACCTTCCAATAGGCAAAACTTCCTAGACGATTTGTAGCGCTAGGCATTCGATGACTGAATCGAAGTACAATGTAATCATCTGGACGGTCTAATTCTTCCTCCGTTTCGCCGAACTGAAGTCCGGGAAACATTGGCGTAGGTGACAGTTGGTAAGTTGGTAGTATCTCCTTTAGCCTGTCCATCATTGAAGTACGTTTTGTCATTTCATCCTCCTAGCTGACTAATCGTTTTAGAGCCCTAAACAGTTCTTCGACATTGTCTTCGATAGACTGTTCTAGTATCTTGTACTTACGTCCGTGCGCCAGTTCCAACCAAAAGCCGTAGCTCATATGGTGAGATACTGCAATCATAATTTGATCCTTACTGACCCATGCGGCTTCTCCTCGTAGCTTTTGACGAGCGTTACCGGTACGGTCCGTCCAAATCGCGTTCGATTTTGCGTAAGCCTCCATCTTAGTTGAAGCTATTTCACAGACTAATAAAACAGATACAAGGAACTTGCTTCGGTACTGTTCGCAGGACTGAACAAACTCGCTAGGATCCCATACAAGTTCAGCCATTAGTCCTTTATCTCCAATTTTAGTTCAATTACAATATTTTGCTCTAAAATGTTATGCACTTCGACGACACGATATCGACGCCCTGACTGAATTACCGTAACGGTATCAGCGGGTTTGATAGCGTTGCCATCTTCGTACATAATAAAGATCTTAATCCCATTTTGAGCAAAGATTCTACCTGCGTCCGTAGCATTTGAAAGTAGGTCGGGGGTCATAGTGTTATCGAATAGACAAGTTGCGTTCTCTAAAACGTTACTTCCTTTAGGATCACGCTTTTTTCCTCCGTAACCGTCACTGATCCATGCGTCCCGGGTCACTTTTATCTGCGTCGGCGCAGTTTCAATAGCTCGACGAACTTGAGCCTTAACGTAGTTGATGTCATAGGTCATGTTCCGTCCGCCCTTTTCATTAAGATAGTGGAACCTGAACTAGATGAAAGGTCTTGCTCTTGCTGCTCAGCTTTGTACTCGTCATAGAAGAACTGAGCCATTTGCTTCCAGTAGTCTGCGTCCCCTTTCAAGCTAATAGGTCCAAGAGTCACCACGTCGTTTCGTGTTTTAAGAAGACATAATTTATAGCTTACATACGCAACGGACTTGTGATGATCTAAAAGAGCGGAGATGTACTCTTCTGGGTAAGGGTTAGGGGAATCGTGGTTCCCTATGTTCGCCTTAACCAAGTCAATATCCGCTTGATTTGCCATTTTATTCTCCTAGTTCGTAGTCAATAAGGGCGTCAATGTATTCACTTTTTCGAGTGAGTCCAGTAAGGTCAATACCGTTAGCCTGCGCCAGTTCAGCGAGTTGTGGGACAGTCATTGCGGCATATTCTTGTCGCATTTTTTCGACTTCATCCTCGTCATCTAAAACTGAACTATTCGTAGTGACGTCCGTACCCTCGGCTTCCTTCAGTTCAAAAGCAAGACCACTTTCGACAAGGGAAGTAGCAAGCGCATCGGGACAATGAAACACTGAACCCGTATGCGCTACACTCCCGGAGACAATCAACGTACTTAACGCTTTTAGTGTAGCCATAAATTACCTCCTAAAATTAGCCTTCGTTGGTTTTGATAACCCCAACATAGTCGATCCCTTCGAACGATGGGATCATTACCGCAGAAACGACGGTCACCACGTTCACTGGATGTTTTTCCATGTAAGTAGTGACAGTAGGTCCACCTGAAAGGACTTGAACCTGTGCGTCTGTTCCACCTGATGCGAGGTCAAACGCTTCTGGAGTAGTTCCGTACCAAGTGTGACCAACTGGATCTGGTGGAAGTAAGACAACGATGTTATCGTCAATCAAGTTGAACTGACGAATGTTACCTGAGTCAGGAAGTTTGTCAGCGTCAGCGAATTGAGCAATTTTCTTAGAGTACACAGCAATTTGAAGTTGAGTCTTCTCAGCAATGAATTTTTCAGCATCAGCTGCTAATAGCATGAAGTTTTCCCATGAACCTTGAACACCAATTGCAAGAGCTTTCTTAATTGAATCACTCTTCGTCATGTTGTTGTAAGTGTTACGGTTCATAATCATACGAGTAGGTCGAACCCCTGTACGATTTTCCATGTCATCCATAGCCGCCAAAATGTCCGCGATAGGGTCTGAGGTAGTACGTTCAGTCCATTTCTTCGCTGCGGTGTATTGTTGTTTAGCATCCATATTGTAGTCATATGTATATTGAGCTTCACTGTTAGTAGATTTAACTGTGAATTTACCGTATTGAAGCAACTGCATACGCATGTATTCAGCCTGAGCTTCTACACCGTCAACAAGGTTTTTAGTGTCATTGTAAAGCTGAGTGATGATAGGTTGTGCCATTCCTTGACTTTGAGCCAAAAGCAATTGAAGTTGCTGGCGATCTTTTTCACCTAAGCGCATTGATTCACGGAAGAATGCCATCTCAGTAGCTTGTTTGCTAAATCCAGCACGTTCGCGAATACTTGCTTTAGCATCGTAGTTCGAAGGTTGGATAGTTACTGGAAGGTTATTAGCACCTTTCAACCAAGAGATGTCAGTCCCTGCTTGTTGCGCATTAGGGAAGAGTGAAGGTCCAAGGTATGGAAGTGCGTTCGAAGGTAGAGCTTGAATGTAAGCAGCAACCTCACTGGCATTTAGGTAATCATAAATATTCATCTAATACTTCCTCCTATTTTACTACCAAAATCATTGGGTTTTTAGATTCAGGGACTGCTCCTGCAACTTTTTGAAGAGCTGCATATTTAACAAATCCATGAACAAGAACAGTGACAGTGACTTTATCTTCACCGTCGTAAACACGTTGATCCGCAAAGATAACTCCATCAAATTGTTCACCAGTTTGAACCACTTCAAGTCCAGTCTTGCGACCGTCGAGTGTAGTTGCGTTCTTCACGCAAGTTCCGGCTAAAATATACTTCTTACCGCCTACGTCAGTGGCGGCAGTAGCAGGGATTTGAGCGCTTAGGGCGACATAATGGTCTGGGATTGCGACAACGCTTCGAGTAGTTTGATTGAAATCAGTTTTCTTAACTCGTACATTAGGCATAGCCTTTTCCTCCTATTATTTAAAGAATGTTGCTTGTTGCTGACCAGTAGCACTTTGTGATTGAGCTAATGATTCAGCGAGTTGCTTACCAAAGGCACCTACTTCACGGGGTTCCGGAACTCCTGCGCCTACGCGACCTGAGTTACCTGGGTTACCTGTTCCGGAAGCTCCTTTGTGAGAAGATTCAGGGTTAGGGTTTTCCTCGTCTTTAGGATTTTCTTTGAATAAGTATTTACGAGACTCGCGCAAAGACTTTAATTGATCTTCTAAACCTTTGACGTTACCTTTGTCGTCGACTGTGATATCGTCTAGGTTCATGAATCCAAGAATGTCTTGTGCAGGAGCAATGGAATCAGTAATCAAAGGATGTAGAGCTGAGATAACTGAAGCACTTTTAGCAATTTGAGTTTGAGCTTCTAATTGACCTTGTAGGTTTTGAATCGTAGCCTGCGCATCACTACCATCTTCGACCTGCTTGGACAATGTAGCCACTTCCTTCTTATAGCCTTCGATTGAATTGTTAGCTTGATCTCGTTGTTGAACAACTTCATCGAATCGTGCGTGAGGTACATAGTGTTGACCGTCACCGTCGATGAACAATTTTGCGTCCAATTCTTTTGCTTTAGACTTCACATGCTCTGTGACATTTTTGATTGTTGGTTCATCTAGACCTTTTAAAAGATCTTCTAATTGATAAGCCATTTGATATCCTCCTTGAGTTTACGCCCTCCGGCTGAATCTTCTGTTTCGATTTAATTGGAACAGTGAAACCAATTTCGAGTCATTAAGGCGACAAGGTTCCTTTTCAACTTATATTATAACACAATTCGATATCTTTTTACTACTTTTCGAAGGAGTTGAGCCTTAGACAAATTATAGACAAAAAGACTCGGTTATTACCGAGCCTAGTAGCTTTTAACAAAGTCGAGATCGCTGTATTTTTCGATTTTTCCTGAGGTTAAATCGTCGTACCAAGCGTCTAATACATCATTAGGTTCACCGTCTACCCAACCTCTCAACTCATCCGCGATTTCTTCTAATGAATTTTCATACCATACAGTCTGGTAGCACATTCCATTAGGATGGTCGAAAGGACATTCTTCGATATGAAATACTTCGCCATCTAAATCTCGACAAGCCTGACAAGTTCGACCTGGAGCGTGAACTGAATGCCATTGAACTTTTCGAGCATAAGGATTCACTTTTCCCCACTGTCGAACTCCAGCAGTAGCTGAGTGGCTGATAGTAGTTCGAGCAAGTCGAAGAGCATTGTATTCGAGGTTTTCATATTTTCGAGCAGTTGTTCGACCTAGTTTCTCAGCAATTTGTTCGAAGTCCCACTCTTTTCGAGCTTTCGGGTCAATGTACTGTTCTAATAGCTTCGCCATGTCGACTGCAGACCTTCCACTTGCGAGTCCTTGCGTGACTATTTGTTGAACGTCATTTCCTGCGCGTGCTGCATTAGACCATACTCGTTTAGACAAATTCTTTCCGTCTTTGTAGATTTCACCTTTAGTAACGGCCTCAGCTGCTCTACGGCTAAAGACTAATGATGCTGCTCTTACTTCTTTTTCGAAATCTTTAGCAGTAGCATTTCCATCGCCGCCTAAAATGTTTAATAGATGTAGAACCTGTCCGTCCACAGCATTTTCGGCAGCCTTTTCGGAATATTCGTGCATAACGTGAACTAGAGCCTTATGAAGGTCGTAAGCGTAGTCTTTATAGATTCGTTTAGGTAAGTATCCATTTCGAGACTTTTTGAGTTTTTCAATTAAGTCGACCCCTGCGTCATTAAACGCTTTCAACACGGCCTTCTCTTGTTCAAGTGTCAATTTAATGTTGGTCTCATGTATAGCTTTTTCCCAACTATTGAGATACCCATTCTTTTTCTCTTTGCTCAATGTTCAGCTCCTTTTTCAATTTAGCAGTAAGGCCTGAAATTTTATGCCCAGCGTTCTCGTCCTTCATTCGATAATCGTGGTAAAGGTTTTGGTTCATTGCTGCTCCTTTACCTAATTCCTTTTTCATCTTCGAACGACATTCATTTCTAAATCGAATAAGTTTTTCAATCTCCTTATCGCCGACATAAGTAGTGAACCTATAATGACACTTAGGACATTCGAAGAATCTCCACTCTACGCCCTTTTCGATATGTTTCGAAATAATTTGCTTAGACGATAGTTCGAACTTATGCTCACAGTGGTCACAGTTTACGTCAAAGACTGTTTTAGACTCCACCTTTGGCTTGTTGCTCTTGTTGTTCTGGCGTACTTGGTTCTTCATTTGTTTCTTCTTGTTCTTCATCTTTAGGTTCCTCTTGTCCGTTTAATTCTTCAGCTAATACAGGTAGCGCCCCTGCGGAAATTTCATCAAGTTGCGCAAGTTCCTGCAATACACGTTCCCACTCCTTGTCCGCTTTTTCCTTCTTACTGAACTCTTCAATGTAAGATTGGTGACTGCGTACATTAGTTTGAACTTCAGTGAGAGCAGTTTGTTTGGCTGCTTGTTCATCACTCGGTAATGGGTAATGGTGGTCAATAGTCAATGTCGTAAGGGTTTGATAACTTGATTGAATGTCTTGCGGTAATAGACCTAAATCTACTCCTACCTTACCTAGTATTTCTTCTAATAGGTTAATGAGCCATTGAATAGCGTCATCCCATTCTGCCCACTTGTCATCACACTTACTCATTAGGTCATAGAATAAGTATTGCATAGCAATTCCAGACGGCGCATCTTGTACCTTTTCAGGTAGTGGCTGGTCCATGAGTTCATACATGGCTTTTTTCGCTCCGTCTAAATAGTATTGAGCAGTAGGTAAGAAGTTGAAGTTTCCTGAAATAGTAGTGACTTGAGCCTGCTTGCCTCCAGTACCGCCAACTGAGGACGTGGGGTCACTCTTAATGTCGACAAGGGCGTTAGGTGCAATCTTCATTCCTTGAATTGATTTCGAAGATCCGTCAATAATGACAGGTTGTTCGAACATTTTGAACCTTAAAGAGTCCCTCATGTCGGAAATAGTTCGGTTCGTATTGTCCGCGATAGTGATTAAGTCTTTGACGTCACTTGTACCATATACGTCATTAGTAAGGGGTTCATTTAAAATGACTTTGCAAGGAATTTGACTAAGACCAGTTGGTGCCGACTCTTGTACTTTTAATGGAACTTGAACCTTATTACCTAAATTATCTTCAATTTCAATTAGTTTGGCGTCTTTTTCCTTGATTGTAGTTTGACCGTCTTCGGTCATGTAGATTTGGTTCGAAGTTCCGTCAGTCAAAGTGTAGGTGAGCCAGCATTGTTCTTCAACATTTTCAAGCGCGGTGGTAATACCGGAGTTCGAACTTCCTGACTTCATCTCATAACGGTAGTGATGCCATAATTGCTTTTCAGTAGACATTCCTTTGGTACGCTCGTCCTGATACACAATGTCAACGGACAATAGACGTGAAGGATCTTTAGGGTCTACAATGTAAGAAAATTGCGGCATAGAGTAGAACTGAACATCAACAGGTTCTCCAGGGTTTGCTATAACAGATAGTAGCACTCGTTTTCCTACTGTTGCGTCTACCAATGCTCTTTTACACTTGCTCCAGAACTTTGCGTGAGCTAAAATATGGTCGAATAAGATGCGTTTGTTTTCCGCCTTATCGTCTTCTTTGTCCACAATAGGGTTGAAGATTAGTTCAGGCTCAGTTCCCATCATAAAGCGTGCTTGCTTTTTAATAAGGGAGCGAATGTAGTTTCGAATTTCACGTGTAGGTGTATAGTCCAATGAGTCTTCTTTGATCTTCCATGTTTGACCATAGTCAGCATTCAACTCCGTGACATCATATCCGTCGAAGTATTGATAATACTTTTCGACCTCTTGTAGTTCCTTTTTGAACTTCTGATTTTGCGCCAACGGACTGTCGAATGCCTGACTGACAAGTTCGTCGGTGTGGGAAATAGCTTTTGATTTTTTAGCCATGTAGTTTACCTCCTATAATGTATTATACACTATTTTGACTAATATTGTTTACCCTAATTATCGCGCACCTTTACCTGATAACACTTGTATTTCGAAACCAAAGTCGTCATTGATTATAGCGTCAGTCAAACAGGCGTAGCGGTTACGGTCCATACAGTGGTCGTATTCCTTGACAACTCTATCCTCCCCTAGCTGGCTTGCTTTACTGTCCCAGCTATAGGCGTAATATTCATCAATGTCGTGCGTGTTGCTAGGGTCGAGTGTGAATCTATTTTCAGTTAGTAACTCAGCATGAAATGAGATACCTAAATTGACATCATTTCGAGCAGGAAGAATAGGAATGTTCTTCCTTACTATATAAGGATGCTTTTGAAGTTCTACAATCATAGCTGAAGCGGAAGGGTCGAGGATTATATATTCAATTTGCTTCCCCCGTATCATGTCGACTAAATCATTTGCGTATTCTTTAGTAGTCTTTTGAAGTATGGATCCAAATTGAACATTCGAATTGACATCAGCCTCAGTAAGTTGTTCCTCAGCCTCTCGCCCGGAGTGGTAGTAAGATTCAATTAGATGATAACTTTTTCGACGTTTCGAGAATCCATAAAGGCCAAAGGTTGTAGCATTGTAGATACCAAAGTCCCCAGCTACAAATAAACGGTCGAATTCTATATTGAGCTTTTTAACGTGCTGCTCTTCATTGAACATTGAATAAACTAGACCATCTGCTGTCACCCAAAGGCCAAGAATAAATCGTTTCCTAAAGACTCCGGCATACATTTTCTCATAGCGCCTTTTAATGTCATCAGTGAGGCTAGGGTTGTCTTCCATTGTAAAGTGAAGATATAGAATACGCTTTTCGAGCTGCTTATCAATCCAGTTCTTTTTGAAGTAGTGATTAGGATTTGCAGGGTTACAAGAGAACCACATTTTCGAACCTGTTACGGAACAGCGCCCTGTCGCTTGGTTGACAAAGGATTCAGGCATCAGTGCCACCTCATCACAGAAGATACCTGCTAATGTTACCCCTTGGATAAGGTCTTGGCTTGACTCATCTTTTCCTCCAAATATATAGAAGTAGTTGACAATTTCTTCGCCATTTCTAAAGTGTCTAATAATAAGTAGATTTTCATTTCGAACATCTCGAATTTCATACCCGCGACTTGTAAGCATTTGCTTTAGAGGTTGAATAACATTTCGTCGAGCGGAATGAATTGTCTTACCGCAGATGGCAAAGTTTTGTCCATTAAATTCCGTCATGGCCCAAAGTGAAAATGAAAGAGCCATCGATACTGTTTTTCCTGAACGAATGGACCCATCGGCTATGACAATGTCGAAAGTTCGAAAAGGTGAGCCTTTTGTCCACCATGTTAGGAGCTGAAGTTGTTTCTTACTAAAAGGAACGAAGTTGAACTTTGGCAGTCTATTTCTTAGGCTTATCGTCATTATCAGTTACTCCTTTAATGTAGGAACCTGTCACGTCGCTAAATTCTTGCCAAACAGCCTGGGCGGCTTTATCTAGTGCTTCTACGAAATTATCTTTAACTTCACCTTCAATTTCCTGGTCGCCCATTTTGGCCCGGAGCAATGTAATTTTCTCACGCTCAATTTGTAAGCGATATCGAACTTCCTCAGGTAGCATTCCATTTGCACGTTCCTGACCTTTTTGAGCTCTGTCTATAAGGTTCGAAAGTACATCTAAGGCGCCCCATCTAATATTTCCTTCTTTAGTAAATAAATATCTATCAGGATTATCTAAACACATTTCGACGATGTTCATTAGCTTTTCCCAGGCGGCGTGGTATTTAATGTTGACTGAAACTTTAAACCCTGCATACATTTGAGTCAAAGTGTCATTAGTGATTAAGGCTTTTTCATTCTCGAACTCTTTTTTAGCCTTGACCCATTTATCGCGAGCTCTAATTTCACCTACACGTTTTTCCGCCATGCCATAACGGGCAGCAATTTCCTGAACAGTCATGCCCCTAATAAACTCTAATTTCATTCTAGCATCACGTTCCTTAATTGTCATCTTGATGCCTTTATAGTCATACTCAACGAACTGGTCTTTATTAACACGCGCATTTGCTTTGATTCCTTTTTTGTCTTTTGGCCGTGGAGGAGTTTTTCCTCTTCGAACTTTCGGTCCAGTAGCTTTCGCCATTTATTGACCCTCCTTTATATTTTATCGTTTACATTGTAACAAATTTGCGCGTGACTTACAATTGATTGAATTTATAGTCCTATAATGAAAAATATAGTGATTTTTAAATTTAAAAGGTTCGACTTTATATTCAAAAATAGGTGCTCGAATATTCGAATTTTTCGAAGGATTGAGGTTTTCGAAGTCCCTGAGTTTTTCGAGCATTCTCGACTTTTCGAACCGGTTCGACTTTTCGAGAAATTAAACTTTTCGACCCTTTTTTATGCTCGACTTTTCGAGTATTTCTGAACTTTTCGAACGGTTTTTTGAGGTCGATTATTCGAGCATTTTCGACTTTTCGAATGCTATTTCAGTTAGTCTCGAAAAGTTCAAAAGCCTTGATTTTACTATATTTGAGAGCATTTTTAGATTTTGTTTGTGGAAGTGCTTTTAGGTATCTTTTCTATAATCTTAATGCTGTTTCAATAGTTCATTCGAAAGTTTGCTAAATGCTTATCTAATAAGTGTTTTGCGTATAGTATTATTTATAAAATTGCTTATTATTATTGATAAAGGTCTCGACTTTTATTGGGCGCCTTATTTTTGATTTTACTTACAGACTCAAGGGGTTAGAGGTATTTTGGGCGCCTTTATTTTTAAGGCCTTATTAAGTCCTTTTCTAATACTTATTTGACTATAAATTGGGCTAAAATAGTGGTGAATTGAGGTGTATTTATGTCGCCCGTTTTTAAAGTTTAAAAAATATTATAAAAAAGTTCAACTTTTTACACAA